AACCATTAATATCCCAATATTGCAATGCCGCAGGATTTGAAATCATGGGTGGAGGGAATCCTGCCGCAGAACCGTCTGGCCATCTATCAGGAATACCACCAGTTGTGTCTTGAGAATAAACAAATTTATCATATTGTGCTTCCCACGCAGGATCAACTATAAATGGTGGTGGACCCACCCACCAAGGGTGCCCACTGAGGGCTCTAGTTGTCATGCGTTCTTGGTTCCGTGGATCTCTTGTTCTTTGTCCAAAACCGCCCCCAACTTGTTGTGGTGCAGAAGGATCTACTTGACTAACATTAACTGCACCTGCACCTGCACCACCTAACTGTTCTTTTAGACCGTTAATTCTGCTTTGAAATATTTTATGTTGTAATGTCATTTATCTTTCCTGATTTAATATGGGAACCAATCCCAGTATCTCCACCATGCAGGATTGCCCTCGAATGACTCTCCCCAGAATAGTGATCCGAAGAAAATATGCATATGTGCATTTTCGGGGCCTTCACCATAATATGCCATACCGCCTTGGTAATACAATGCCTGACCAAGACAATAATTCATTGCATAGAGATCACCATTTGCGGCTTGTTGCATCATTGTCCCGATATCAGTATAACCGTCGGCGTCTGAAAGGTAGTAATCGGCGGCTAAACCTCTGGAGTTCATCATTGCATCGTACGGAGTATTGAAATCAGGAATGCCATTTTGATCATTATCTGATCCAACAAACCAACTTAGGAATGACCACCAGAAATTGTATGATTCTTGATTCATGTCTCCGACTGGCCACCCCTCAGGTATGTCATCAATATTGTGATATTCCAGTGCCGCAGGATTTGAAATCATGGGTGGGGGGAATCCTGCCATAGAACCATCTCCCCATCGACTGGGGAACCCATCAGTTGTATCTTGAGTCGCAACCCATCTATCATAGCCTGCTTCCCACGTAGGATCAACTACAAATGGCGGTGGACCGGTTGGATAACCACCTTGCAGTGCCCGAGTTGTTACACGTTCAGGGGATCGTGGTCTTCCTCCTCTTGATGGAGCATCACCTATTTGTTGTATAGAAGGTATAGAAGGATCTGTTTGACCAAATCCATTACCACCACCCGCAGGAGGCAATTGTTCATGCAATCTATTAACAGATTCAGTTAAATTTCTAAGTTGTTTATTTGGATCTTTCATTTACTCTCCTCTAGATAGTTAATTCTGCTTTGAAATATTTTATGTTGTAATGTCATTTATAAACCTACTGGCTATGGTATGGGTTGTTCCAACCCGATCCAAAAAATATGAACTGGAAGAACTCATACATTTCAGCAAAAATAGCATTACCGGAATAAACACTACCACCACCGAGTACATCTGACAATTGACCGAACATAAACATTTCAACCATCATTTGTTGGAATAAATGACCAGACCCTGTTCCACCATTAGATGCTACTTGACCAATTAGTTCTTCAAAAGACTGCGGACTACCACCACCGAAAGATACACCCAAGCCAGGCGGTACTTGACCACCAGCGTTTATCCACTGCTGTAATCCTTGCGTAGAGAACCAACCTATGAAAGACCACCACTGATCATGTTCACTACCACCAGCCCCTACCATGTCAGGAGGGAACAAACCTTCCGGCATTCCAGCCTTAAGATCCCCGCTATTAAGAAAATGCTGCCATGCGGCTAACCATTCTGCAGATGGTTCAAATGGAAATTGTTGTCCACCACTCAATGCCCGAGTTGTCAAGCGAGGCGCTTGTCCTCTACCTCTAGAACCCACTGCACCTGCACCAAGGCCACCTTGGGGGGCTTGGCCTTGAGCAAATCCTCCACCCGCAGGTGTGGTTTGTTCTCTCAGACCGGCTAATACCCTATATGCGGTTTCGTTTAATCTTCTAAACAGTTTTGGTTTCATTTTTTATTGATCCTCAATATTTCTAACTTAAGTTACGTGTTAACTTTATATTTATAAAAAAGCAACCCCTCAAAATAATGAGGGGTTGCAAAAATTATCAGGAAACTTTCTCCCTGAGATATTATTTACTAAAATGTAACTTGAACTTGACTACGGAGAAGAAGTTCTCCATCACTAGCGGTTGTATTCCAACCACTATTAGACAAATCCCATCCTGAATCAATGTCATCCAATGACTTACCTAGGTCGGTCGTCCACTTGACATTCTTATCCAATGCATAATTAACACCAACTGTAACAATACTTAAATTGGTATCAACTCCATCAAGATGCCCATTTTCGTATTGAACGAAACCTTGCATTTTATCAGTACACTCATATGAAGCAGTCCACACAGTACCCCAATCATCATCAGATGTTGCAACATATGCGCCGTTGATATCAAATTCTACGGCACTAAAAGTTGCATCAGCAGTCCAAGTATTATATGTGGTTGTATCAAGATCGTTGTGAGAAACAGCGATTCCTGCACGTGTCCAACTATTTACATCAAAATCAACGCGACTAGTTAGAGCGTAGCCATTTTGAACACCTGCACCATTAGAGGTATTAAAACCATCAGTATACGCACTAGTAAATGTACCAAATCTCATGTCACGGCTATATTGAAGACCCTGACTACGACCTTGACCAAATTCTTGTGCAATAACAGAACGCTCTGTAGCGAGTGTATCTGTATCTGAGGTCAAAACTTCCTTCATGAAAGGACTTTTGAATTGACCAACTTGAAATTTACCCAAATTAGCATAAGCATCCTTAAGGGTAAATGAATCACCGTCATCCCATTGACCGCTAACCACGTAATCCCAATTATAAAGATTACCAGAAATTTCTAAGCGGGTTCGGGGAACGCTGAATCCGTGAGTAGAATCAACACCATCAGTGTTGACATTGTTATATGTCCAACGAAATTGAGTAAATCCGTGAACATTCACAGTAGCAGATGAACTGTCATCCAAGAAGGATGCACGATCTGTTTCTGATAAGATATCATGAACCAGAGATGTTCTTTCTTGGTCTGCACCTGCAAAACCTGCTAGTGCACCTGTTACTAATCCTATAACTCCAAACTTTACAATCTTTGAGATATTCATATAGTATCTCCTTTATTAAATTTAGCGATTATACGCTAGCGATAAGATTCCAAAGTTCGCGAACTGCACCTGCTACCCAGTTTACACCTTCCCATGCGAATGGAAGAAGTGCAAGAGTAACAAGTAAACTACGAGTGATGCCGACCTTACCTAGTGTGGAAGCAACGACATCAGTATCGCTCCAACAACCATTTGAGTTAGCCATATGTTTTCTCCTTTTGATGAAACTCGGCTATTTATTTGGTACACCATGTACCGTGAAGTCAACTCCGACTTCAGAAAAATTTTTATGTTTTAAGGGTTTGAATTTATTTTATTCTGCGTATTTATAAAATTTAAGTTGTTAAGTCAACCACTTCACAGGCAGTGCCGTTGCATGCTAATGTTTGACTACCTGCCGTATTATCTTCCTGCTCATATCTATTTAGTTTAGACCACACGACATCTTTAGGCATTTTTCTTAAAAGTGCGTTATATTCTCTTTTTGTACACGCTTGATAGGGTGCTTGTTTATAACTATGATCAGAATATGGAAGGAATGATACTCCACAAATGTCATTAAAATTTTTATAAACCCAAGCACCAACATCTAACCACTCGTCTTCTTTTACAGTAATAGTTACACTTGGTTTATGTTCGCACCAATATTTCTGGTAAAGTAGCCATAATTCAAGTTGCTCTATGGCGTTCTTGTCTTTTCTGAATATGGCTTTTTTTGGTGATTCAACTGGAAATGAAAAAACTACGGTGGTGTCTGGTTTCATATGACATGGTTCATAGGGAAAACCTTCTTCAACCATAAACACACATAAAGGGTCTTTAACACTCGCACGTACTGTACGAATATAATATTTTGAATGACGAGCATGAATACCAGACGCCGAATCTACAAGTTGCGATACAGTGCCACTCGGCTTAACACAAGTTATTGCTACTGATTGATTAATACCAAGTCTATCTGACCACTCTTTGTTTGTTTTAATTGCAATTAATTTGAGTTCATTAAGAAGTTCTGGTAATTTGCCTACGGTTTTTAGATCACCATTCATTAATTTACAATCCATAATACCAGTTAATGATACACCAAGCAGCCGTTCTTCTTCACAGTTATTCTTCCATTCTTTAGACAAATAACGAAAATCTGTCAATGTTGTTTGCCATGTACCAAGGATTGTTGCGAGTCTGACTTTTCTTTTTAAACTTTCAACATCATCGTCTTCTCTTATAACAACCTCTGAAAGATTGCAAAACTCCCTGTCCCTAAGTAGGATTTCAGAGCAAGGATTACAACCCCAATCATGACCAGTTTCTCTTCTTTGACCTTCAATATTCTCAATCGTTCGTTCTGCTGAATCTCTATTGAAAATTCCTCTTTCACCAGATTTAGATTTATATAAAGATATCCATTCATCCATAAATATACCAATTTCTGGTTTTTCTTTGTAACAAACTGAATTATTTGATAACGATCTTTGTGGTTCTATAACCCACCATTGACCTGTTTTTGCTACACGCATTCTTTCATCTGTCAATGAAGATAAAGATAATAATGCACTACGACGAACACCACCAACTACTACAATTTCTGCAATTTTGCAGACGAGATCATGACATTCGATTGACGTAAGTTTTCTTCCAACAGCCTTCTTAAAGATTTCCACTGTGAATTTAAATAAATCACCCAAACTTTCAGGCCCTGAAGATCTACCTCCAAAAGTCTTAAGTCGTGACCCACTAGGACGTACTTTTGACATGTTCCATTTTGGAACTTGACCTGTAATGAGTAAAGATATGAGTTCTTTATATGCTTTACACCAACCAATCCTAGAATCCTGAACAAAAATAGTTGTATCCGAATTTTCAAACTCTTCTGCAATAGTTGGTAATTTATTGACATAATTGCGTTCCACACTAAAGCCTACACCAGTTCCACACATTAAGGTATATAACACCTCATCAAATGCACGAACTCTATTTATTGCAAGATATGCACAGTTGTACCCTGCGACTGCATCTTTCTTTAGTGCATCGCCTGCGGTCATCATTGATCTCATCGATGGCATAACTTCAAGACTTAAAATTGAATTTTTAATCTCGCTTTTAACACCGTTGCTCATTTTATAACCTAAAGTTTTTTCAAGGTGCTCCTTGAAAAAATTCATATATCTATCAACTGTTTCTTCCCAAACTTCTCTACGATTCTCGTCTTCTAACCACCTGCTATATCTACTAAGGTGAATGAAAGACTGATAAGAAGTTGGTAATTTATTGTCCATAACGAATCCCTATTCTAGTTAACTAATATTTATAATTAGTAACCAATTATTAACAAGATGTTTCACGATGTTGCTTTTTTAGACTCGTTAGGAACAAACCTTTTTCCATCGTTTAATTCTTCTTTGTAATATTCCTTAACAGCATCCCAGTCTTCTTTTTTCATACTATTAGGCCAACCCCACATCCAACCATACTGCAAGAGATTTTTTATGGTCTTTTTTATCTTCTTTTTATCCATGTTTTTTCCATTCTTTAAGTCTAGTTATCGCTTCAAGTCCACTAAATGTATTTTCATCAATAATCTTTTTAATCTTTTTAGTAGAAATTCTATATGACATATCGTTAATATCTTTTTCAGTAACAGAACTTGGCCAAATGCAAACCTTTCTTCCTTGTTTAATTAAATCTTCATTAAATCTAACTATTTGTGAATTTCTTGGTTCATTGTCTAAAACAAAAACAACATCTCTATCCTTGAGTCTTTCAGGTAATTTACTTACTGCACTAGCACCAACCATCGCAATTGCATTGCTAATAAACAAACTGTCTAGAGGTCCCTCTACAACATAAATTCTTTTTTCTGGATTACATCTCCATAGACCATAAAATAACTTGTCAATGCTTTTATCCGCTTTTACGGTTAAATATTTTATGGTTTGTCTTGCGTTTGATTCATCAGTCATATTTAACGCCCTACCCTGAACAGCAACCACGTCGCCATGACTATTAAAAAATGGAATTATCAGTCTTTCTTCTTTTTCAAAAAAATTAGTCTCTGGATCCATATTTTTCGAAAATGAACCAAAATCGTCTGTATAATATAATATACCCCAGTATTCTTTAGGTATCATTCTAGCATTTGCAAATTTTACTGCGGAATGATCTTTTGGTAAATTGTTAAGACACGTTGCTTGATCACCAAGAACATTATGTTTATCTCTTATTTTTTTCAATGGAGTTCTTTTAAATAACCCAATCATACCTTCTTCCTCTGTAGTTGTTTGTTCCTTCTTTTTTTGTATTTGATTACTATTTATATTTCTCTTAAAAGACTCTAGACCATATTCTTTGCACAACTCTGGTGAGATTGCTAGCAAAAACTTATACATGTTTGACCAATATCCACAGTTAAAACATTTATAAAAAAATCTTCCATGTTTTTGATAAAAATAGCCTCTTGCTTTTTTTGCATCTTTTTTGCTATCACCACAGATAGGACAAGAGCATTGTGCTTGTGTTTCTTTTTTCCATTTAAAATTTCTAAGGTCAATTGAAACCAAGTTAATAAACTTTTTATCAATAATTACGCTCATTATTAGGGAATGTCCATTGCATCCTTTAACCAATCAACAGAGTTATTAGGAACATCTGCTGTTTCACCAGCCGTATCTTTTTTATATTTTGCTGTTAACTCTGGTGTACCTTTTTCGCCAGCACCACCTTCTTCATCTATTTCTTTTTCTTTTTCTTTTCCCTTTTCAACACCTGACTCATATGCTTCTGACCAGTCTTGCCAGTCTTGTAATTCTTTATTATCCATATTATTTAATCTCCTTTTAAATATTCCAATCGGAAAATTTTTCTCCAGTTTTAAACTTAGAATCTAAGTCATCTCTACTATATGTAGATTGTCCAGAACATACTAGTCCTTCTTGTTCTGTGCTTGAAACATCATATAGTTTCATTTTAGACCTATTAATACCAACTACAAATTTTCTATTAGTTGCTAAATCATTGTATCTATTTTTAAGTTGTTTTATTAAAACTTGATTTAGTTCATCAAGTTCTTCTGTGGAAATAACTGCAAACATAAAATCTGCTGTAGCCGGTAAACCAAACGACTCAGAAGTGTCTTCAAGCCCCACATCAGTGTTTGCAAAACCACCTCTATTTGTTTGCGTAGCCGTAAAAATTGGTACATTGCTTTCCACAGCAAGACCACGTAGTTCCTCTGCAATTGCTTTCACATACATATATGAATTTACATTTGCACCATTTTTGAATCTAACTGCTGTACAAATATTTAAATAGTCAACAAAAATAATATCTGGTACAAATCTTTTTTTCATCTTTAACTCATCTAATAACGATCTAAAATGATTAACATTTGCTGTGGCAGTTGGATACTCTTTAATAATAAGTTTACCTGCGATTTTTTTGGTAGCAGATGTGATTTTTTTATCATAAATCTTTTTGGGTAACTCCCTTAACTCATCTATGGCAATGTCCATGAGGTTTGCATCTATTCTCTCAGCAATTCTTTCTTCTGCCATCTCACATGTAATGTATAGGACATTTTTATTTTGAGTCAGACAGTTCGATGCATGATGACACATAAACAAAGATTTACCAACTCCAGTTCCTGCTAAAACAACATTTAATGTCTTTGGTGGAGTACCATTATTTGTAATTTTATTTAAAAAATCTATATCAAATGGAATTTTAACTTCTTTTCTATGGTAGAAATCGTAACGATCTTCATAGTCTTCAATATAATCATGTCCGACATGTGTATCAAAAGAAACTGATAAGGCATCCTGTAATAACTTTGGAAGATAATTTTTACTATTATCAGATTTACCATCGATAATCTGAATGGATTCTAGAATAGCATTATAGATTGATTTATCTTTACAAAAATTTTCAGTTGTGTCTATTAACCATTTTTCATCTTGAGATGGTTCATCTTTCTTAGTAATTAAGTTAACAATCTCCATAGATTCTTTGTATTCAGATTCAGTAAGATTGGTCAAACCATTAATACATACAGACAAAGCATCTTTATTTGGCGCTTTATTGTATTTTTCTATAAAGTTACCGATGACTTTAAATATTTTTCTTTCAACACTGTCAGAAAAATATTCTTCCTTTAAGAAAGGCATTGACTTTCTCATATATGTATCATTCTGTAACAGATTGGTCAGAATAATTTTCTCTGTAGTCGCTTCCATCATTGTATCTTTCATTAATTAACTCGTTTAATATCCCACCCATAATGTCAATAAGTTCTTTGTCAACAGGATAATTTTGTTCATTATGAACTATTTGGTATGTAAAATTTAAAGAACACTTAGAAATATCTTCTGATTCTGAAAAACTCACTACACCATATTGGTATACAAATCCTTTAAATTTGCCATTAGTTATTCTAATGGCGCCCATGCTGTCATCGTCCGGATTTTCAGCATATCGATATTCTGGTAAGTCAGGTTGCATCTATTATTGTTGAATCTAAATCGCTACTGCTACCATATCTAAATTCTTTGTGTGCGGCCTTATTTAACAAATCTAAAATTTCACTGGTATAGTATTTTTCTGGGTTGTCATTAATATTTTTTTCGTACACTTTTTTGCCGTCTGGTAATTCTATTCTTGTGCTAACCTTCTTAAAAATATTATATTTAACAGCAAGATCAACTAGTCCATAATACGGGCTGAGTCCAGTATTGTAATCCAGTTTAACCTCTATTATTTTATTTTCTTTTGTTAATCTACCCTTAAACAGTTTACATTTAATAATGTTACCAATAATATCAGTACCGTCTTTTATCTTTTTCTTTGAGAGATACACAATGGTAGATGCTGCATATTTTAAACCAGAACCACCACCCATTTCTTTCATTGGTACATAGGAACCAACGACCTCATAGGTATGATTAGTTAAAATCAGTGGAATATGTGCTTTGCCAAGTTTTAAAGTTAAAACCCGAAATGTGGATTTTACCATCTGGGCGCGGGTCATGTCACGAGTATCTTTACCTTCTGCTGTATCTGCCATTTCTTTATTGGTTGATAGCATACCAAGAGAGTCAAGTACAATAATCATTGGTTTTCTATCAGCAATATTTGTATCAAGAACAGAATCCACAATTTTGATGCATTGAAATCTAAAATCTTCTACTGTTGCTACTGGAAAAATAGCAACCCTTGAAGGATCCATTTTTCGTTCTTTAATCATATCGGACGTTACTGCTTGTTCAGAATCAAAATAAAGAACAACAGCATCTTTTTTATCGTTCAAAAATTTTTTACAAATATCCAATGCAAAATATGTCTTACCAGTTGCTGACTCCCCTGCAAGTGCAATAATTTTATTATCTGGCATACCATTGTGTATATCACCAGAAAGGAGTGCATTTAATGCATAACTTCCAGTATTTACAAATCCTGTGACATCGCTACCCTCTACACCATCTTCTACGATACCTGCATATTCATTACCAGAATCTTTAATAACCGAATCTAAAAAACTATTCATCTTTTTCTCCATATCTACTATTATACCACACAGGCACTATACAAACAAGTTCTCTAAATTGGTTTTTCTTTCATTATTCCAGCCAATTGTGGTTAAGATCATTTCTAAAGGTCTTAAAAAGCCTCTATCAAACTGCATATCATAATCAACATAATCATGAAGATCAAATTCTTTTGGTAAGCCATTTGGAAAGGTTATTACCCTCTCTTTTGTTGGGTTTGGTAACTTAAGATAAACGAATTTTGCCTTATCGTTTTCTCTAATAACTCTGAGTTTTTTACCAAGTTTCTTTTTCTTGATGATATTATTAAAAATCAGTGCACCTTTGGTGGCAATTGGTGTACCGCTTACATAGATTCTTGTCTTATCACTGTATTTATTTAAACCTCTAATTCCACGCGGAAAAGCGATATCCTCTGGTGGGAGAGAGAAAAATTCTTCTTTAATTTCATCAATATAATCAATGACTGTATCTTCATCTGTGGTTAAGATTAGATTTATTGCTTTTTTAAGTTGTTTACGTACTGCTTCAGGTGTGGATGATCTAGTGGTTTCAATTCCTGTTACCTTAATTTGTGGTTCATCGTATCTGACACCTTCATTATCAAGAACATTAAGGATATATCGTTTCTTTGCAGTCCAAATACCTTTGTCTGCAATAACCTCTCTTTTCATAAACATCCTGTTGTCATATGCGTTCATTTTTTCTGCTAATTCTTCATATTTTTTGGTGATGAACGGTTCGATGATTTCTCCTGCACATTTGTCGAGGAAGTCCACCACCTCCTGCTTCGTCTTAGCGGAACAAATTTTATCCACAATATCCCCAAACCTAATATACACAGAATCTGTATCAGAAGCGATAACATAAACATGACCCTCCGTTTTAAATGTTACATTTAAAAAATCGTTTAGTTCATTCTCAATCCAACGAATACTTAATTGACCTGATATTGTAACTGCTTCTGCAATTTCTACATCGTAGTATCGACAGTATTGATTGCCAATAGCACCATATGCCGAATTGAGTTGAACCTTCCTAACTAGTTGTTGGTTTTTATACTTTGCAATGTCGTTTGTAAGTTTGGTGTTTAACCCTGATCTACTCATCCCTGAAGGTGGCCCACCTTTAAGTAACTCTTCTTTTTCTTTTTGTGCTTTGATCATGTTTGTTTTACTTACTTTACGTTCTTCATACAAACGTTCCATAAGTGAAGGTAAAAACCCCTTAAAAGACTTATCAAACAATACACCGTTGGCGGCAATTGACAAGTTTTGTTTTTTCCAAGGTTCTATTCTTTTCATAGTATATTCATCATTGCTCAATATGCCATCAACCGAAATGGATTTTCTTGTCGATGAGTTGTTAAAATCAGTCAGTTTTGTTTCAGTGCTGATGTTGTATTGCATAATTAAATGAGGGTAAAGGCTATTCAAGTCAAAAGACATTATCCAGTCATGCATCCCTGCCACTGGTTCCATTACATAAGCACCTTCATATTTGGTGGACTTATGCTCAACCTTCCTTGGTGGAATTACGATGTTATGCTCTAACAAATAGTGATAAATTATGCAGTCCCACATTCTTACTTGACTAAAAACATCTTCAAAGTTTACTTTTGCAGAATAAGCGAGTGCTATTGCAAGTTCCATCAGTTTTAGTTTGTCTTCAAGACGAGATACAAGTTCAACATCTTTAATGTTGTATTCCATGAACTTTTGAAAATTATTTTTATAAAAATCTGAGATTGAATCATACTCATCATATGATAACTTTTGCTCACCAAGTTCGATATATGAAATATGATTAAGACTGTAGGATTCTTGGTTCACATAGGTAAACATCGAATATAGGTCAAGATAATCCATGACTGCAATACCATAGATATTAAAAACCTTTTGTATTCTATTTTGTCTATGGATTTGTACTTCTTTAATAACATTCCATGGGCTTAGTCTTTTTGCAGTTTTAGCACCTAAAACGTGTTTTATTCTGTTGTGTAGATATGGGATATCAAAAAACCTTACGTGCCAACCAGTAACAATGTCTGGTTTTAGGTCTTCCCACAAATCTAAGAGTTGGTTGATTAATTCTGTTTCGCTAGAACAAGGATGACAATCCACCCCAACAACGTCAAAATCGCCCACCCCAAAACTATAAACCTTACCGTCCATCTCAATAGTAACCGCGTTAATTTCTTCAATTGGGTTCTCCATATCTGGGAATCCGTGTTCAGTTGTGGTTTCTATGTCGATTGTTGCAACTCTAATTTTGTCAATATCGTATTCTATATCGTCACCAAAATTTTCACCAATGTATTGATATTGATAGTTGATATCACCGTAGATTTCCATGCCACCAACACCTTTGTACTGTTTAAAAAAATCCATAGATTCTCTAATAGAACCAGTGCGAATTTTTTCTACATGGATACCGTCCAGTGTTTTATATTTTGTGTCTTTGTGGGTTGGTATAAAATAGGCGGGGTTGTAATCAACCTTCTCTTTTACTTGGTCACCATTTTCATCGTAACCTCTATATAAGATACTATTCCCTCTGGTCAATACATCAGTATAGAATCTCTCACTCATACATTTATTTTAATTCCAGTGCTACCAAGACCACCAACCCTATCTGTTCTTTGCTGTGGTTCTTCTAGGGTTTCTTCGAAGGTGTGCGGTACACACTTAACAAGTTCTGCTTGGCAGATTCTATCACCATGTTCAACAACAATGTCTTCATCGCTATTGTTTACCATTAGTGCTTTAATTTCATGAAAATAGTCAGAATCAATCACACCTTCACAATTTGCTACAATGAATGCTTTCTTTATTGATAGACCTGAACGTGGATGGAGTCTTACCGAATATCCCGCAGGAATGTCAAATATAATTCCTGTTGGGATAATTGCTCTGTTGTGTGCGGGGATGGTTATTGAATACGATGAATGTAAACCATGATAACCCTTAAAGTGTTTTGTTGGTTCGACAAGTTTTGTTTCGTTGTTTGGTGAAAACAACGTAACCTCTCTTTTAATTTCTTCACTTCCACCTGCAACAATAACCTCATAGTGATATAAATGAGAGTGCAAATCATAACATGCAGCCTCTTCTGTTGCTTTTTCTGGTGGCAACACATTACCATGTGTTCTATAGTATTTAAGGGTGGGTTTGCTCATATAGTTATTATACCACGGAGGCTTTAACTAATCAATTATCTAACAACTTTAATTTTGTTTGGTTGTTTAACCACTTTAATTTGTTTTTGTCCTGTTGGTGTAACCTTGTGAGGCTGTTGGTTATATACTTTTACTCTAGTCATCTTGTAACTTCACCTTCTACCTCAAATTTTCCCTTAAGGATTTTTTCTGCTGATGAACCACTATGTATTTCTAAATCATATATGTGCCTACCTATAGGAACATTTGCCATAGTATCAGCATCTATTGTTATAAGAATACCGCCAGTTGTACCAGTTGCTCCTGCCGAAGATACATTAAGTCTAATACCACCAGTACCGAGTTCTTGATCAGCAGTTGCATCAGTAGGAGTAAACTCTCCAGTAGAGCCGCCACCAGTAACTGATCTAGTATGCAAAGTTGTTCCGGCAGTATTTGAAGGTGTTGATCCAGATAACCATAAAAGAGCCCCAGTATCTATTGTTGATCTTCTTACCTGCATTCTTGCTTGGTATAAATCTAAAGTTACACCCGTTCCTGCATTTTCTTGGTAAGAAAGATAAAGAGAAAAGTCTGAACCCTGCTCTGCTACAATGTCGTAATTTCCTGCTCTGCCCATGTATAATCTCCTAAGTATTATTTATACTTTGGATTTCTTTTTCTTCTTCTTCTTCTTCTTTTTGTTTTGCATGCTTCTTTTTTTCGACAATTTATTTTGTCTGATCTTTTCTTCTTCTTCAGATTTCTTCTTTAAAAATTCAGACTTCTT